AGTAATATTTGCTTGCCCGGGCATCCTCGGAATCCACATTGCGGCCTCGACGCCAGTCCTTGAGGTAGTCGGCCAGGACCTTGGCCAGAAACATGATCGTCCCCAGGATTCCGCCGCCGCCTACGAGGTATTCGGGAGGGATGGAGGTGGGGCCTGTAGCGGCTGCGACAAGCTGCAATAGGGGGCTCATGGTCGATCCTCTCCCGGTCTGCCCCGGGCCTGGGTGCGCGGTGCTACGCTACTCAAGAACAGAGATCCGCTCCTCCAGCTCCGCCAGATTCCCCTCGACGTCAAGCCGCAGGGTGCTCTCGTATGTCTCGGGTGTAATCTCGATTTCCCCCAGACCGTCATCCCGCTTGAAGACGTAAGCCCCCGCGCTGGCCATCTTCTCGGGCCGCGAGTGGGCCGATGGCCCCGTGTCTAGCAATGGCCCACGATCCTTCTTTCGCCTAACCTTGCCTCGGATAACGGGATGGGCTCCTCGAAGTACATGCGGCCCGGTTTTGATTTTAGCCATCAGGAAACCTCCTATGCGGCCTCGGCGTTGAAGTCGATCAGGTCTATTATCGCTGCGTTGCGGGGGGTAGCCCACGAGCCGAGATACGAACCCACTTGGGCATTCTTGGGGAAGTCGACGGCGGTTGAGGCTGCCGCATTGGCAACCAACACCCATTGTCCCGCGTTGGGCCGTCCGGGGTTCGTGCCAACGGCGTTGGCGGATCGATATACCGTCCCCTCCCAGAGGCCGGTGGCGGGGCTCGGTCGGAAGAATGCACCAATCCACAGCCCGCTCGAAAAATCAAATGCAACCTGAGACGCGCCACCGCCTGCGCCGACTCCCACAAACTTCGACCCACCGGCATTTTGATAGACATACGCCGAAGCCTCTTTTGCGGTCGGGGAGCCGGCGTCATCATCACCAAACAGACCGATATACTGGGCCACGTTGTTGTTTAGGGTCTGCGGCAGGACATAGGCCCAGATGTATATTCCGGTCTCGTCCCACCCCCTGGCGTCCTGGGTTATCTTTGGGTGTGCCCCCGTTGCTGATGCGTCCTCGGTGAACCTGAAACTCGTTGATGCGTTCGGCGCAACGTAGGTGCCGTTGGCGTTGTCCTCGATGACGGTCCAAGCGGCATCAAAGGACGCACCTGTGGTGGTATCTCGGATCCGATGCGAGGGAAGCGCAGACATTTCCCACTGGGTGCCGTTGTATACAAAGGTGGCCTCCTCGCCCGCACGGAAGAAGTACATGAAGCCGACGTTATTTATGCTTTTCCCGTTGCCGTCGATGGTCAGGACTGTGCCCGTGTCGGTCTTTGATGCAGCTACCGTCTGTCCGGAAGTGGGAGCGGCGGGGAGCTTGAGTGTCCATGCCCCGGTCGCGGAGATCCACTCTCCTGCCAGCGCGGTGTAGTTGGCGCTCTTGACCTGTGCAGACCAACTGGCGGATACCCCGGTTATATTCGCCCCGTCCAACGTCGGACTCGATCCGCTGGTTACGTCCTGGTCAACATTAGGGATGGTGGGGTTAGGGTATGTGCCGGCAAGCGCTCCGCCTGCTGCGCCAGTGGGCGCTCCGTCTGTGGTACTTCCTGCATCGGTGGCCATGGCTGCCTCCTAGACCGTGGATACGTTGACAAAGAGGTGCGTGGCCGCTCCCAGGGTAATGGTCGCACCCGATACAAGGGTGGTCCAGGAGAGGTCTGTCCCCGTGTTGCTGCCCTTGATCGTCACCTCGGGCGCGGAGTGGTTGTATTCTGCTCGCATGAACTTGGGGAAGTTGTTGGCGACGGATAGCATCTCCGTGTAGGCCACCACTCCGCCATCGGCATCTGCGGCGTAAATATGGAAGGTCGCCTTGCTGCGCCCCCGGGCTGCAAAGGATACCCAAAGGCTGTTAGCGCTGGACCCTACCGCCTGTCCGCTGGAAAACAACTCCCCGGTGACAACTGCGGTTCTGCTTCCGTCAACTACGGCCATTGGCCTCTCCTCTGCCGCCCGATATAATCGCGCCACCCTGGCAAGCCAGGCGCCTACGCGCTACCCAGGGTCAGAGGGCTGCCGACCCGTGAGTGACCTCACCGCTCCCAGAGGATGAGAGTCCTTTGCAGTGTAGCACTCACAGGCGCAAGAATTCTACCCCTGCCCTCTACGTGCTGGCCTATCCACTCGATTACCAGAGCAGGGTCAGTCCAGGGGTGGAAACCACCTACCGGGTCGGCATCTATCGGGCAGTCCAGGATGAGCATGGGGGCGGAGGACAGGCATGCTTTGAGGATATCAGCGCCCGTGGTGTTCTCGTGACCCTTGTGCCACTGGTGGTTGATAGCGGATAGGCACACTACGGCATCAGCCGGCCCCATGTCTGGGACGCTCTTTCGCTGGCGGGCGAACAGCGCCCGGCCTTCCCCGCCGATGTGGGTCATGCCTGCCATCATGGACGCCGCCTCGATGGCCCTGGCCTTCAGGTCGAATCCGGTGACGTAGAAGCCCTGGCGAGCCAGCGCACAGGATAGCGTGCCGGTATGACAGCCAAGGTCAATCACGTCTGCACAGTCGCCGTGTGCCTCCCTGATGGCCTCACCGATAATCCGCGCCCGCTCGTCAGTGTCCTTGCGCCAACACGGCCACATGGTATCAGGGTGGTCTACCGGCTGGTAAAGCTTGACACCGCTGTTTAGCTCCTTCAGGGCGTGCAGGAAGCGCCACCAGTCCTCATCCCTTGCAACCACCGTAACCGGGATGGAAGCCAGCCCAGTGGCCGCTGCTGCTGCCGTGCGGTGCATGCCGTCAGTGAGCACCAACTCTCCACGCCGGTTAATCCAGGCGCGCACCCGCTTGCCTGCCCAGCCGTTGCCGATGCTCTTGATAAGCGCCGCAAACTCTGCTGGCTTGCCCTGGGTGTGCCCCTTGCTGTCCTTCATGTTGGCAGCGGCGTAGCATGTCTCCGATGGGTCAGTGCCTGCCAGCATCTCCACGGCGCCCCTGTAGTGGACGCTCTCTTGAATAGGCGTCGGCCCTTGGTTGGCTTGCTGCCAGAATATCTTGGCGGGGTCAGCGTCTCTCCATGTGCCATAGAACAGGTCATCAGCCGGCATGTAGCACCTCCTCCACCTCTGCTGTTATTGCTCTGATTGAGTCCACCGTGGTCTGATCGTAGCCGTGCCGCTTCTCCTTGGTGATGACAGGGTGTAGGTGACGGTTGCCGCATACGAAGTGCTGCCCGCTGTGCCCAGCGCACACGATGCCTATCACCCGCGTCATGGCTTCACCTCAAACACGCCCAACTGTTCCCGGTAGTACCAGCCGGGTATCACCTGCTTCTGCCCACCCGTAGGCAGGGGGCCGAACCTGGACAGGGCAAACATCATGTCCTGGAGCGCACGGGTGGCCTTCTTGTTTAGGCGCATGCCGTTCTTCTTGAACAGGCGCACCCAGTACTCGAAGGGCTGCTCGTTCAGGTGGAGCACCTTCTCCCCTGCCTTGACCCTGGTGACGGTCCTCCTGGTTGGCGGGCATGCCGTGATGATTACCCGGGGGGCAAAACTTGAGAGGTTGGCCACTGCTTGCGGAGCGTCTTCAGGTGGCAAGTGTTCCAGCACCTCCACGCATATAGCAAGGTCCCTGCTGATCTCGCTTGCAGGTCTCGCGAGATCCAGTTGAACGAATTCAATCCCGGGGTCTCTGCTGGCAACAAAGGCTCCCGCCGCCAAGGAATAATCGGTAGCCCGCACGGAACACCCACAGGCGCGTATTGCTGCCGAAGTGGCACCAGCACCGCACCCGAACTCAATCACGCTCCTGGGCTGGTAGATAGACCACAGCAGCCGGCCAAATATCTCCCCGCTCCAGCCGTGGTCCTCCTCGGTGTACTTAAAGAACGCTGGCCCGTACTCGTCTCGCCCGTCCGGCTCTATGGCGGCGTACTCTTCCTCCGTCATGACAGGGCCTTGAGCAGGCGGGAGGCGCACAGGTCCCAGGAGAAGTAATCCTGTATCATGGATTGTCGCTGCTTGGCCATGTCGCGGGAGAATCCTCCGATGATGGCAGTCAGTAGCAGCTCCAGGTCATCTCCGTACAGCGGCAGATCGTGCCGGTCCATGTAGCCAAGGCCCTCCATGCTATCAGCAGGATGAACCGGATCCACGAGCACAGATCCGCAAGCAGCGGCCTCCACCCTGCCCAGTTCGATAACCTTCGGCGTGGCATCCAGGAAGATCCAGGCTTTACGCACCGCCTCCATGTACTCCACCCATGGCACGTAGCCGGCCTTCTCCTCCTTGGGCTTGCCGATAACCCTGTCAGCAAAAGGCAGAGGGCAATTCAGCGTCCACACCTCGGCCTCTCCGCTTGCTGCCAATGACTCCAGCGCCAGCACACAAGCCTGGTGCCGAGGGTTGTCCGTCTCTCCCTGGTCCATGTCCCTGTTGTAGGCGTTGAACAACACCACGGGCTTGCCAGGGTCCTGCTCCGGGTAGCACACCGCAGGGTCTGCCCCCATGCCGATGTAGGCGCCTGGGATTTTGTGCCCATCCAGGGTGGCCAGCCCCCGCGTGGGGCCGTCCGTCACCAGGTAGCGGCTGCCGGGGTCCATATCTTCCGCGTTGGCCTTGAACCAGTGATGCGCCATGGCGCTGATGGCAATCGCCGCCGTGCTCTCTTCAAGGTTGGGCAGGTCCCGGTCCTTGGATAACACCGCCTCTGTCCCTGCTCGCCTCAGAGCGTCCCGCAGGTGCCAGGCATAGACCTGGTTATAGCCGACCAGTTGATCGCACCGGGCGGATTCCTCGCTCTTGTTGCACACCAGTGCAATCTTCATCTCGTCACCTCCGTGTTGTGTGCGTGCCAAGCCAACGCCGCGAAACCATCGAGCATTGAAGCCTGGCTGTATTTATCTGCTACATGCTGCCGAGCGTTGCGACTACAGACCAGCCCCGCCGAGGGGTGGGACTCCAGCGCATCTATCGCTATCGCTATCGCCTCCGGACTCTGCCCGCAGTGTACCGCCATGTCAGGCGGCAACGCCTCGCTGAGCGTCCCGGCTCCCGTGTGGATCACAGGTATCCCGGCACCCGCCGCCTCTAGCACCGCCATGGGTAGGCCCTCGGTGTCTGAACAATTCAGCAGGCAGTCTACGTCCCTGAACAGGTCAGCCGGCACGCAGGTGCCGCGAAGCTCCACCCGCCCGTTCAAGCCGTGCCGCTCCGCCTGCGCCTCTACCGCTGAGCGTCCGTCACTCCAGCCATGCACCGGGCCAGCAGATACCAGCCTGAAGCGCTCGGGCAACCTCGCCATGGCGTCTATGGCCAGGTCTATGCGCTTTTCCGGAGAGTACCGCCCCAGCATGCCCACGGTGAAAGGGTCGCCAGGCATCCGGGGGGTGTATACATTTTGCAACACCTCTACCCCGTTGGGTATCCCTCCCGGTCCAACAAACACTACATGCTCTGCCCAGGGTGCCCATGGCCCGGTTCCGTTGTGCCTGATGCAGATGCAGGGAGCCCTGGGAAACCTCGCAGGCGTACCCCAGAAGAGCACCACATCCGCTTCAGGGTAACCCTTGACCACCGGTATGCCCGCGTCAGTTATCCGACTCAGCAAGCCGTGGTCCGCCTCCGCCATGGTTTCCATGCACCCAAGGCCTTTAACTTCAAAGCCACGGGCCTGGAGCCCACAGGCAAGGTCAACGGTGTGCTTCTCAGCGCCACCGAGTTGGAGCGTGTGAGTCCAGAGCGCAACAGACGGCATCTGCCCGGGGTCCTCTGGCATGGCCGGAAAGGGGCCGTAGCCCACACCCTTGCCGCTGCCTGAGTAATGCGGAACTCGCACTACATCATGCACGTACTCTCCGTTTACGGTGCGCCGGCCCAAGGCTTCACCCTTGGTGTAGACCGGCTCGCAGATGGGCATATTTTCAACGGAATATACGGGGTCGCCTTTACGCCAAGACCAGGTGCGCCCCACCGCTGCGTTGTCATCGTCGCGGTGTTCCACGTGAAACCTCCAGCGGCATTGTGACAGATAGGCGTTAGGAGGTGAACACAAAAGTGGGGGGCCGGTGACGAACCGACCCCCCGGAGGTGACGAACCCTCTGCATGTGGAGCATGGAGGGGGGACCGTCGCAACAATGGTGTAGGAGCGACCCTAAAAGGTCAAGCGCCGGGGCCTTCCAAGAGTTTCTGCATCTTCGTCATGCGCTGAACGTCCAGCCCAGACGGTGCTTCGGGCTTAAGGTCGCTGCCCCGCTGCTGCGCCTGCGCTATCTGCAAGCCAAGCGCACCGGCTGAAGCGGGGGTGGTGGACCAGGTAGCGGACGGCATGCCCAGCGCCAGGGCTATCTGCTGCTCCTGCTGCCAGGTGTACTCCATGCCCCTGGCCACTTGGACTGAAATCTCCTCCTGCACGAGCCTCCGCCAGATCTCCAGCTCTTCAGGCGCCACCGCCTCCGCCGCCTCTATCCCCTGCTGGGTAAGGTCGCCGGCTGCGAAGTCTTCAATCACCGTCTCAGGCGCCATGGCCGCACGGGCAGAGCGGGTCACGTCTATCCGCGCCTCCGTGCCAGGGTCCACCGGTCCCACCGCGCCCTTGACCGGCACCACGTCCAGGGGCCGCTGGGGCATGACGGACTGGACCTTGTCTGCCATGAATGTAATGCGCCTTACTTCTCGCTGCACCGCCTCCTGTCTCTGAAGGGGTGGAATCTCGCTCATCTGCATGTTGAGTTGTGACTCGATACGCCCAGGGGTAGCACCTGACAACTCCGCCGCCATGTTTGAAAACTCTTCAGCGGTGATTGTCTTGATCGTCTGCCGCTTGGCCACCCTTCCGCTAAGCTTCGCAGCTTCGCCCAAAATTCCGCCAGCGACCTCGATGGATGGCGATTTGGCGATACCCTTAGCCGCAGCAGCCGCACCCTTGAGGACGGGTGCCAGCGCCTTCTTGGTCAGCGAGATAGCAGCAGGGGCCAGCAGCCCACCTACCAGCACGCCGGGTAGCCCACCGGACACCGCGCCAAAGACAGCGCCAGCAGCCCGGGAGCCTACCCGCTCTTGTGCAGCCTGTAGCAAGGTGCCAGCCAGGCTGGTGGGTGCCGTAGCCATCTCCTCTGCCAGGTCCGCAAGGCGTATCTCTAGCTTTGACAGCCGTGCCGCGTCTATCTGTCCTGCCGGGTCCAGGCTGGAGGGCTTTAGGTCGGTACGCACGCCCTTTGCCGTCAGGGCCTCCGCCTCGGCCTCTAGCCCCGCCCGCTCTGCCTGCTGGGCGCTACGCTTGGTCGCTTTGTCCAGACCTGCCTTGACCTTGCCCCGGGTGAACCGGGCCAGAGAGGACACGCCCAGCCCTACCACGGAGAACGCCCCGCCGATGGCCGCTCCCTCTGCGGTGGAGGTCAGCAGGTGGCCGGCTGCTTCTCCCGCGTCGATAGGTCCAGCGGTCTGCGCCACGTCTGACACGCCCTGCCCGCCGCCGATGGCCGCTCCCTCTGCCAGCCCGGGGACAACCGCCTGAACGATGCGGGAGGCTGGAGCTATTCCTCTAGCGGCACCTTGGGCCACCTTGCCGATAGCACCCAGGGGGCCAAACACCGCACTGGCCACCGTGCCGCCCACCTGGCCGATGGTGGAGGCTATGGGGTTGGACTCCTCGAGGGTTTTCAGAGCCCCCCCCGCTTCTTCCCCGCCGATAACTCGAGCTAGCACGTCGGTGCCGCCCAGGGTGAAGTCACTAGCAGCGCCCAGGGTGGCGGCTAGAACTGGAGCGTCTGTGGCCTCCGCTGGGTCCAGGGTGCGTATCTTGAAGCGCTTGCGGGTGTCCTCCGTGGTGTCAGCGGTGGCTGTGCCGTCCTGGATCGCCTTGACGGCATCGGCCTCTGGCAGGCGCAGGGGCTTGCCCTCGGTGTCCAGCAGCGGAACCGAGCCGTCAGATAGCCTGAAGAAGTTGGGCATGGTCTACCTCGCCCTGGCTAGCTTTTCCTGGGCCTTTATCTTGGTGGTGAGGTTTTTGATAGTTGAGACGATCAAGGGGGTCTGCTTTGAACCGGGGTCCGTTTGCAGAATGGCCATCAACTCCTGGCGCCGCTCATTCAGCCGCCCTGCAAGTTTGGACGCTATTTGCTGCTCGCTATCAAAGAAGGACGGGTAGTTGGGGTCAATCCTGGCAATCTCATCGGGGCGAGCGGTCACGCCGGACAGAGCCTTGACGTGAAGGCTGATAATCTCCCCGCGCTGGCCTAGCAGCCTGGCGGCGTCGGTGCCGGGGAACCTGGCTGCGATTGACTCCAAGGCGCCCCTGCTTAGTTCCCCTGCCGCGCCCCCCGCCTTGGCCACCGCCGAAAAGAACTTTCTGCCAGCAGTGGTCCCTCGCATTTTGCGCAGGTCATTGATGAAGCGCTCCTCTCTGGCTGTAGAGGTGACAGCGGCTCGTATCTTGTTCTTGCTGTCCTTGTCCAGCTTGCCGCCACGGGTGGACTGTACGCCCCGCTTTGTGGTTACGGTGGACTTGTCAGCCATCAGGGCCGCTGCTTGGTTGCCTGCCTGCATGGCCCGCTGCTCCAGTTGCGCCGCTGTCACCTCTGCGCCTGCCTTAAGTACTGGGTCTTGGCTGGACGCTGCAATGCCCTTAAGCATATCCGCCTGGTTTGCCGCTAGGCGCTTGTATGCTAGCGCCTCGGCTGCATCTTCTCTGCCAAGCCTTGCGGTGAGGGTGGCGAGGAAGGAGCGCTTCTCAGCGCGTATCCTGGCCTTGCCAGCCGCCCGCCCCTTCTGCTGCTGGATCTGCTGGTTGATCAGCCGGTCAGCGATAACCAGCGCAGGGTTAGCGCCGCCCTGCATCATAAAGCCCATGGCCCGCCCGGCAGCCTCTGCCGCCCTCTCCAGGTCTGCCTGTTGTCCCAGCGATAGGCGCGGGGGTGGTGTCTCCCGCTCTGCCTCTGCGGTCATCCTGGCAAGGTCCGCCTGCACCCGTGATATCTGAGACTCCACATCTGCCCGTGCCGCGTCTGCGTCTGCGGCTATGGCGTCCCGCTCTGCCGGCGCCTGAAGCGCTACAGCGGCCTCTTGCTGCGCCTGCGCCGCCTTGGCCTTGGCTTGCGCTAAAAGCGCCGCACGGGCTTGCTCGCTGGACGAGAGGAACTCCTGAGACCCAAAGGGCAGATCCACGCCCTGCTGAGTGGTGGTGCTAGTGGCAGAGGTTGGGATAAACGCCGGGGGTAGTGGCGCGGGTCCTGGCGCGGGCAGCGGCAAAGGAGCGGCAGAGGGGCTGTCTACGTTGACCCCGGTGATACCGCCGCTGTCATCCCCTCCGAAGAACGGAGAGGGCTTAGCGAGCGGACCAAAGCCGAACGCACCGCCAGTCTTGCCGAATGCTTCAGGGGGAGGGGGAAACGGGGGCATTCTGTCCTCCTAGCTAGACTTCTGCTGCGTACCCTGGCTACCTGACAGCGCTGCCTGTGCGCGGCCTGCCTGCGCCATGAGTTGCGCCGCCATCATGCGCCGCTGCATGTCAAATTGTTGCTGTTGAGTCAATAGCCGCTGCTGCTGAAGCCTGTTGAGTTGGCCCTGCTCTGCGCCTGCGGAGAGTTGCCGGTTCAAGCCGGCAAAGCCGAGCTGCTGTCCGAACTGCTGCCCGGCAAGCTGGCCCTGCCCCAACAGCGCCTGAATGATAGCCTGCTGCGCCGTGGCTTGCTCCTGTGCGGCGGCCACCGCCGCCTGACCTGCAATGTTAGCCCCTGCCTGTGATGTGGCGTTAAGGGCAGCACGAGCCTGCGCCGGGTCGAACCCTGAGCCCAGGGAGCCAGCAAGGGTCTGCTGAAGCCGCTGCTGCTGAAGACCTGCCTGCTGGGCTGAGATAAGGTTCTGCCCACCAGCACGCTGCTGCAACTGCCCCAGGGCGGTGTCAAAGGCGGATGTGTTGAAATCCGGAATACCGGGAGCCGTAGGGGGTGTCCGGCTGGAGGGGTCCTTAAAAGTCTGCGTCCCGCTGGTCTTCTGCTTGGAGCCGAAGTGGCCCCCGAAGTTGCCGAACTTAAAAGCCATGGTATCCTCCTACGTTTTTTCCAGGGTCCGCTTGCCACCGGGGCGATACAGGGGACCCTCTTGCATGAACCCAAAGACCGCTGCTGTCAGTGACATGTTCGTGTTGGCCCTTGAGTACGATATCTTAGCACGAATACTCGTTACACCTTTCCCTGATGGCATTGAGTCAAGCAAACACCCCTCGTCTCGCACGGTCCCAGGCATAGTATAGTGATCCGTGAACGGGTTAGCCTCAACGCCCACCCATGCCAAGTCCTCCGCGTCCACCCATATGGTGTCATAATTAAAGGCGTACTGGAGGGTAAGGGTCGCGTTCGGGATGTTCTTCTGTCCGAGCCAGAGCGTTCGAGTGGGAACGAACCTTGACAGGGGTCCGCCCAGTCCATGCCAGCCGGTGTCAGCTGCCACCAGCACAGGGGACCCGTCCTCATCCGTTGAGGCATTTTCAGAGGCCCTGACGACCTTGCTACCATTGTGGAAGTACAGTTGCTCGTTGGGGTGTTCTTTCGTGCTGCCGTAGACAATGTCCACCCCTGGCAATGTCCACAGAACCCAGGAGTCATGCTCCCAAAAATAGAGCAGCATGGCGTGGCTGGTCACGAATACTGCGGCACCCACGGTCTCCCAGATGGCGGCAGCCTTCACCGTTCCACTGTTGGCGGTGTAATACATCATGCGCTCGCCAATGACCCTATTCACCTTAAAACTGGGCGTAATCAGGTAGATAATATCATTGGTGCCCTTGAAGAAAACGCCCACGTCGGTGGCTACCACCGTCTTCTCGTTGTCGGTGCCTATGGCGCCAGACAAAAGCTCAGCCGGCCTGTATCCGTAGCCCTGCCCCGTGTTGTCTCGTTCCACGCCGCTGGCGACATAGATCCGCCGCTCCTTGAAGATAATCAGCCGGCCTCGGTGGCTTTGCAGCGCAGTTATCCTCCCCCCTTCTCCGTCGATGGGGATCTCCAGGAACGCTGAATGATTCAATGGGTCATTAAATCCGCTCTGCTTTCCGTATCTAACGACGGTGGACTCTCGGCTCCTTGGAGCGTAGCAGTAGCGGCCATGGTGCAGCGCCGCCACTCGGTGGCCTTCCGGGGGGTCGTTATCCAAGACGCCGCCCGTGGTGTAGATCGCGGAGGCGAGAGAGGCATCTGCCAAGAGATCGGTATAGGTGGCCGCTAGGTTATACAGCCTGGTTTGAGCCGTTCCGCCGGTCAGGAACAGCCACACGCCCCCGTCTGCCTCCGTGCGGTACAGCTCCCATTCCACGTAATCCCGGTTGCTCACCGCGCAGGCGTTTACCTCGATATCCACCTTCCTTGTTCCCGGGTTAACAAACTTCGTGGCCTGACTCATAGCGCTGCGGAACACGCGGCCATCGGCATCTGTGGCCTTCCAGAGTATGCGGTAGTAGTAGGTTCCCGCTGCAATGGAGCCTCCGGAGCCCGCATCGGTTGCCTTTGGCTTTGGCGGAATAATCGGCCAAGCATCCTCTACGATGTCCTGCCCATCCGTGTAGTAGGGCAGGGCGCTGGGGATGCGGATGCCCTTTTCACTCAGCACGGGCTTAAACGAGGTCTGTTGGGTCACGGTAACAAGCTTCGCGCCCGCCGTGGTGTTGTTTGCGTTTTTGAGGTAGAGGCAGGCGAATATGTGGTTCTCCCCCTCGGTGGTTACCCTGCTTATTTCCCTGGGGTGTCCAATGGCGGCATCCCCGAGCCAGGCGCTGCCCGCCAGGAACTTCCCCCGGGAGGGCTGCGCCTTTATGGACGACAGGTTATTAGTGCCGTCCCAGAGGATGTTAGCCAGTGGTCCAAGGTCCAAGGTGGACCACGCATTCACCGTAATCGGATAAATCCACCGCCCTGAAGGTCCCGCGAAAAATGGGGGAGTTATCGGGGAGCATCCGTTAACGGAGTTTCGGAACGTGCCCATGGACGTGGCAAATGGAGAGCCGACCCAAGACGTTATGTAGTCCCTCTCCACGGTTTCAGTAGAGGATAGGCCGCCGAGCTGCTGCGCTCCCGTGTCTCGGTAGCTGAAGAAAATAGACATAATCGTGTCAGAGGTCTGAAGCCCAACGGCAGAGACGGCCTCCTCAGTCCCCGGGGGAGTCCATAGCGTTTGAAAGGTCATCGAGTTTCCATCGGTTACATTGTACCCAATGGCCGTTACCGCCTTGCTACCAGTGTCTCTTACAACAACTACGGCATGGCCCCCGCCGGCAGGGTTCGTCATCGGAGTAAGCCCAATGGGCTGGGTGTTTCCACCTACTGCAATTGGATAGGTCCCAAGGAGACCGCCGTTAGCGGAGTTGAAGGCCAGCATCTCCGTTGTGGTGGCGCTGTCCGCCGCCGCTGTCATCAAGTGGCCACCGCCCAGGTCTACAACGAATAGCAAGGGGGAGGAAAATGCAGTAGATGAGGCCAGCGCCGCTGATACGGTGAATGATTTAGTGGCTTCGTTAAAGAACCCCCACCTAAGTGCGGATGAACCCGCCCTATACACGTAGGTTAACTGGTCCTGAACGCAAATGACCCTAACTACATTGTTATTAGCGCCACCGGTATACGTATCTGAGTCTACAAGGCTCCCGTCTGACCGGTCATAAGCTTTAAGGGTCAAGGTGTTGTTAAAGGTGAACGCTATCACCCTGTAGTTGTCATTCTGGCACATCTCAATTCCAGTGATGGCCTGGTTATCTACATTCAGTTCCTCGACGTCAATGTCGAACAGGTTTAGGTCTCCAATGGAGACGCCCTCGTTGTCCCCGTCGCTGACCTTCAGTACATCCCCGCCCATGTAAAGCTTGTCCTCATGGATGAAGATATTTGCCTGGTCTTCCTCGTCGTCGCTCACCTCGACGGTGCCCACCCGGGGGAACATCTCATTCCGATGCACTGGGTACATGTTCTGGATGAGGATAGGGCGCTCAGAGGTCTTTGGGTCTGACCCTGCGTCCATGCCCTTGGCGAAGCTTACAGCCTTGACTAGTTCTTTAGGCGGCATCTAAAGCACCCACAGGGCCACTGTGCAGGCCCCTGAAGTTGTAACCTGGATTACTTTATCATCAGTGACGGCCACATCTGCCGGCGTCTGGTACACGTACACGGCTGCGGATGGGATACCCGCCAAGATGCCAGCAGGGCGGCGCTCTAGCGGGTTACCTACCTTGGAGGTGCCTGATGGTAGGTCAACGTCTATCCGCCTGGCACCCATGAACGGCTGAGCCCTGGTCTGCTCGATATCCCCCCGGGCGCTGTCCAGGTCGTCCCTGTCTACCGCTGGCGCCTCAAGGGGCTCCGGGGCCTTCTCTACCAGACCGACAGCAGCATCCTGCGCCGCTAGTGAGGCACGGGCTACGAAGTCATCAATGGCTGGGTTCTGGTCACCTGCTGGCATGTCTCATCCTATGGCAGCCCAAGGTTTCGCCGGCCATACCTGTTGTACCCTCGCCGGCCTCCCTGGAACCTACCGCCGCCAGCGTCCCAGATCTTACGGGCGGTCCCCAGGTTGCGCAGCTCTGCCCGCTTGCGGATAGACGCCTCCAACTTCCCCAGGAAGGCAAAGGACACCGTTACGTCCTTGGCCTCCGTGTCCAACTGCCAGGAGCACACCTTACGCACCACGTACTCGTCCCACCCGTGTATGCCGTCGTAGGTGTCTGCATCGTTTCCCATGTCGGCAATGACCGGGATGTGCCAGAGCCGCAAGCCAGCAGCCTGAGTCCAGCCGGGTAGCCTGTCGAACATGATAGAGGGGCCCACCAGCCTCCACCGAATATCCTCTCGATGCTGCCAGTTTTGCCGCAGGTCGTCCTGGTCCCTCAGATCGAATGTATCAAGGGGCTGACTCCACCCGCCATCCTTCCGCAGCACCTGCAAGAACAACTGCTTGTAGCTTGCCGTAGGCAGGGCCACTGTCTGAGCGTTGATCGTAACTTTCAGGTCTACGCTCTCCACCCGCCAATAGGGGTCACCAGAGATAATGATATCGTCCACCTCCTGGACAGCGAGGTTGATATCTTCGTTCAACTCTGCGTCTGTTACGCGGATAGACCGGGCGTCACATCTACGGCGGATGCGATCCCGCAGGGACAGGAGTGTGGTGGTACGGGACATGGTGCGCTCCCTTGGGGCAGCGCCCCGGGCCTAAACCTTCTTATTGCTCAAGTGTACCCTAACATACAGCCGGTTACTGATGATGTTGACCAGCGCCCCGGAGTCGCTCTCCACACCAAGATAGATCTTCTTGGTGGTGCCACCCGGCACAGGATACAGGCGCATGAACGGGTTAATGCTCTTGGTGCTTCCGCTATCCGCCACGGTGAGACCGATGAACTCCAGGTCTCCCCATGGCTCGGACAGGTTCAGGTCGTACAGTCCCACGCCCCCGTGTGTTACGGGGGTAGTACCGTCCAGGACCCTCTTAAGTCCGCTAGACATGGACTCATAATCCCCTGAAGCGTCCATGAGGATATAGCCCGAGAAGGTGTTTTCCTGGGGGCTGTCTGTATTCGAGCCGTGCCGCGCTAGCTTGGTAGCCATATCAGCCTCCTATCCGGCTCACACCGAGATGTTGAAAGCCACGCCGCAGTTGGCCGGGTCCTTCAGGATGAAATCGTAGTAGCCGCCCGTGCGGCTCTCGTAGGAGTCCAGGGAGGCCTTCCGCAAGATCTCGTTACCGTCCTCGTCCAGCATGTCAGGCATCGGCCCAACGCTGTACATGGTCAGAGACTCGTTGCAGCAGTACATGAAGCCCTCGGGACAGTACAGGTCCTCAAACACGGTGACGCGTCCGGCCCTGGACTGGATAGCGAAGCCCTCAACGCTCAGGTCGGCAATGTCTCCGCTGCTTCCGCGTGCAGGCCGCTTAACGAGGGGAATGTCAACGATTCCCTTGTCGTAGAGGATCTTACGAATAGCCGCGCCGATGGTGGGCGTGGTGTACAGTTCAAGGTCGTCGCCGAGCAAGGTGCAGAGGTCCACCAGGTCAAAGGCGATCTCCACCGGGTCAGTATAGGCGGTGGCGTTCAGGCGGTAGCCGGCCAACTCATTGGGGGCTACGGAGCGGTCAACGCCAAAGTGGCTGTCACCCGAGGTGGGGGCAGTCGTCGGGATGCAGGAGCCTAGCCCGTTGGGGGCATTGGAATAGTCGCCGTCCCAATACAGGTAGTCGCTTGCCGCGCCAGAGAAGGAGGAAATGGCGGTATCCACCTCCAGGGTGCCGACCTTGCCGCTGGCCGTGGTTGTGATCTGACTGGAGACCACGCGGGTGGTGGTGCCGTAGGTGCCAGCGCCGCGCTTGCCGCTGCCGTCCGCGCTGGAGAGGGTGATATTCATCCGGCGCCGGAAGAGCTTGGCCATGTTGGGCTCTGCCAGGGTTAGGGTCGTGCTGGTGCCGCTGGTGCTGGCGAGCTGGGCAATGCTGCCGGTGGTGGAACGGTACGCCTTGGCTGCCAGCCGGTGGGCAATCAACTTCATGCTGGACTTAACGCGCCGGTCTGCGACCACGAAGAAGGCGTCCCGGTCGTTGCCTGACTTGGCAATCCTGTAAGCCTTGCCGGTGACGCTCCAGATGGCGTACTCATTGATCGCGTTGGTGCTGTCCAAGATCCAGTGGTCAGCGGACATGACCTCTCCGCTCTCGTTCTGTGCCTGGGAGAAGTCAGCAGACGCGCCCTGCGCCTCTCCGAACTCCAGGTAGATCTCGTTCTGCTTGGAGAACCAGTCCTCCTTCTTCTTCATGCGCCGGAACAGCGGGGACCTGGACGCCTCCAGCAGGGACAGCTCGTACTCTTTTTCCTCGTACCGAATCTTCAGAAATTCGGCCAAGTCAGATTTGACAGTGTCAGCCACGGCTAACGCCTCCATTCAAAGGTGTTTGCGTGGCCGGTGTGCCCAAGGTGGTTGGCGAGTCGGGCGGAGTTGGCGATTAGCGCCGGCCTGTTGTGCGGGACAGTTCCCGCTGTTCAATAGGTGTATCTTATTTGCAACAGTCCGGAGCGGTCAAGCGGTATTTGCTACTTGTGTCTAGACTGCACCTTGGCCCGCGCCCGGTGAAGGTCGTACTTAACCCTCTCCTCGGCGGAGAGTTTGGAGCGGTCCACCTTGGGGGCCGACCCCCCGGTGTTGCCGTTGGAAGGCACAGGAGGCGCACCGGGGGCGGCAGGGGCTGGCGTCAGGAAGTCAGGCACATCCGCGCCACCCTTCTTGACGGTGTAGCCCTCCGCCTCCAGCGCCTTGATTACCTCTGCCTGTGTAGCCTTGGAGGTGGCCAGCGCTGGCGCAAGGGCGCCGTGGTAGTCAGCGAACTGCTGCTCCGCCGCCTTCATCACATTCAGCATGTTAGGTGCCTCTCCGGTGGCCTTCTGCGTCTCTGCAAACTGAGAGTAGACGTAATCCACCGCACCCTGCCCGCCCACGGTGAGGTGGGGGAACTTGTCGGGGGTGGCCTGCACCACCTGCTGCACCTCTGCGGATACGGTGCGCTTGCCGCGCCGCTCTGCTGATGCCTTGGCCTGACCGGTGAGGTCTTCAATCTGCTTGGCCTGCTTATCCACCATCTCCTGCATGGCCTTCATGTGCTTGCGGACCTCTGCTGCCTCTAGCGGGTCGCTCTGCCGGTCCTGCTCTCCGAGCAAGGAGGTGATCATAGCGTTGGGGTCGTGCCCGAACTTGGCCAGCAGCCTGTAGGGGTCCTTGGCATCGTCATCTGAGACGCCAGCCTCCTTGAGCTGCCGCTTGAGGGATAGCTTGTCATCCTCGCCCCGGGCCAAGCGTGACTCCATGTCCTGGAGTTGCGCTGTCAGTTCATCCCGTGTGGGGCCTTCAGGCTTGGCCGGTGGTGGATCTGCCGGTGGAGCGGCTGCGGGGGTCGCGGCGCCTGTGTCTTCGCTGGCCATGGATTATCCCTCCCCGCCCATGTCTTCTGAGTGGCACCAGGTGCCGGGGCGCTGGTGCGGGTCATACGGCACCGCCGTCAGGCTCTCTTGCGACTCGTAGCCGTGGGGGCCGTGGTCCTTGGAGCGCCAGAACACAAACAGCTCTAGCACCGTGTCCCTCTCCGGGGACCGGGCCTGGACCATGGCCACCCGCTGCCCGTTAATCTCCTTGGGCGTGTAACGTACCGTTGTTCCAACTCCTGCCAGGCGTACCTGTGCCTTGCCGTCTCCCTGCTTTACCATGCGCGTATCTCCTATTCCTAGCGTGGTCTACTACACAACCCCAGGCGGTACACCGGCTCCTCCGGTGCCCAATGGGGCGGGTTCACTCTCTGGCACTGGTGGCGCTCCGCCGCCTCCGTCTAGCCCACCGGGAGCACCCGGCAGCCCGCCACCCCCATCTCCCCCTGCGCCTGGCAGTGTAGCGGCTATCTGCGCCTGCAACTCAGCCTGACGTGTAGCAAGGGCCACCGTCTGATGATCTAACAGCGCCTCTGCGTCCTTCTTCCAGCCGGCCAACTTGTCAAGCGTCTCTGCCTCTGCACCGTGCATCTTGGCATACAAGAAGGTGGACGCAACCCACTGGATAGACAGGTTCAGGTCTTCAATCGGGTCCGGGGCATGCACCCGCCCGTGATACATCATCTCGTCAGCCACCCATTGGGCGTACCTGATAGGTGCGAGCTTGATATTCTGAGCGCTCTCAAGGTCGGGCATGTCCAGCATTTGCCATCCCAGCGCCGGATCCAGCGCCCCCATGCCGATCAACTGCTGAATGAAGTTAAGGCGCCCCGGGGGGTCCTTGGGCAGTTTGGAGACCGGGAACACCTCCAGCGTGAACGACTCTTCAGGCAGGTTAATGCCCTTGAGGGACGTGCGCTCAATGGTGTTGCTGCCGGTGCGTGCCCCTACCTCTAGCGTGATGCCTGCGGCCTCCGCTTCCTTGACGAGTTTTAGCAAGCGCTGAGACACCGCAAGGATAAAGCGTTCATATCCGCGCTGCTTCAAAGCGTACCGCCGGGAGGCAATATCGCCCAGGGTGTCAAGCGCCTTTCCGGACAGGTTGCCGCTGGGCTTCTCGCTAAATGCCTCCATCTTGGAGGTGCCTACGATGTTGAAATACTGGCTTGCGTACTCAAAGGGCAAGCCGAGCTGCTGAGCTGACATTACGTCAGGCTTGGCAATGGTCACACCTTTAGGCCACAGGTGGCCGTCTTCGTTGGTGATGAAGTCATCAGGCAATTGAGACTCGTCAACGGAGTTATCCATAATCACCTGTAACTTGCTCCCCAGGTGCATGGCCCGCTGGTTGCTGGCCAGGATGGCGCTGATTTCGTCCTGAAGGGGCAGCCCCTCCTCTACCATGCCCTGGCCCCAGTAGCCGGCTACAGGCTCGTTCCAGTCCAGTTTGACGAACCGGAACTCCTCCTTATCGTGCTCGATATCCACCAGGTCTACAGACCGAGCCGACACCACCAGCCTGCCGTTCTTCTTGCCGTTGGTCGCCTTGCGGAAGGCTACCGATATCTCTACGAGGTTTTGCTCCACCCGGTTGGAGCGGGGCACCTGCCTTGCGTCTCCCCCTGCCGCCTCTCTCAGCCGGGTAGACGTGGCAAGGGCGCGGGACCGGCTATCTTTACTCTTGGCCTGCGTGGCGCTCAAAGAGGAGTCCAGCTTGGTCTTCAGTTCCGCGTTGAGGTGTGCGTCCTCGTCCTTCTTGGAGGCGTACATGCGGTACAACTCGTCAACGGTAAGCCACATCTGGCGGTAGATTTCACGGGGCGGGGAGAAGAGGTACGCCTGCTCGTCTACGAAGTATTGCCACTTCGGCGTCCACTCCACCAACAGGTCTTTGGACTTCTCGTCAATGTCCATGTCCAGTAGGCCGCTGCCCATAATCTCCGCGTCACGCATTACCCTCTCGCCCAACTCGTAGATTTTAAACCGCTGGAACAGTCCATCTATATACCGCTGGAGAATGCGAGCGTTCAGGTGGTCGTCCCAGTTACCCATAGACGGCACCACCTGAATACGTGGCCGGTCCAGGCAGATGTTAGCGAGGGAGGTATCTACGGCGGAGCGGGAGACGTTCAGGTCAAGGCGTACCCTGGAGGCGGAGGTCAGATGGTCGGTGTACGACTCCTGGAACTCACCGGGGTGGAAGCCCCACAGGTCCCGCCCCATGTACTGAGACACCATCTTCAGGTCCCGGTGGTAGGTGCTGGCCTGGCTGGACTCCGTTAACCGGTCCACTAGCTCGAATAGCTTGGAGTGTACCTGGTCGCTGGATTGCTCGTACCACTGGTCCTGGGGCATACACGGCTCCGCTTGTCCTGCATTTTAGCGAAGGTGTATCAATTCTGCAACACCGGGGGTTAGTCGCCAACGATGTGCGCTGCTTGGTATTCGCCGGACCTTGTGTGTTTTGCCGCTGTGCTGCGAATTGCCCACCCTATTAGCCCTCCCCTTGTTCTGTGGCGCTGCACCTGTAGGTGAGCGGCCTGAGTCGGTCTTCTGGGGCTGCGCCTCGGGGCGGTGGAGTCGGGAGGACTTCCGAGATCCGCCATCGGAGCGTAGAGGTTTGCCCCAATAGGAGTATGAGGATGTGTGATTCAGGGGCATGTCAAGCAGTATTTCCGCTACCCCCGCAGGGCCACGGCTAGAGGCGCAAACGGGCAAAGTGTAACCTGGCTTACCTGTGACACCTGGGGTCACACTTTGCGCTTGACCTTGCACCCGTACTCCTTCTCCAGCGCCGCTATCTCCTCCTCCGTCATGTCCTCCAGCGCCTTTACCTTGCCGGATACAGTGGAATCATCAAGTGCCTCTGCAATTCTCTGCGCGGCCTCCAGCGGGTCGGCTTGGTAGCCTATCTCCCCTCTTGCTCTCCTGCGCCGCCTCTTCATCGTCATCTCCTCCTTTGCCGCACCCGGGTCTCTTTGCCCTTGCGCCGCTGGCTTGCCATCATTTTCTCCCGCCGCTCCGCCACCCACTCAGGCGTTCCCTCCTTGGGTATATCCGGCCTCGGCTTAAACAGGTACGGATAGCAGCACCTGAACGCATACAACAGCGCGTCACAACAGTGCCACGTACCAGACCGGCTATCCTCCTCCCACGTATTGCCCTTGTACCGCCGCTTCACACTGGATAGCTCCCGCGTCAGAGACTCGTTAGGCGCTATAACCTCGCCATCGTCAGCCTCCGGAGCAACTATCATCAGGCGCGACTTTTCCAACTCCGTGTTAACAGAACGGATCCACCCCTTCTTGTCCACCTTCTCCGCATCGTCCAGCGGTATACGATACCGGTTGCGCAGGTCATTGTTCAGCTGGGCGTTGTTGGGGTCAATCACCAGGTGCATGCCGTGGCCTGCGTATTTATCCCGGTAGCCGTTAATGCGAGCTGCTATCTCATCGTTATCAGTCTTGGCCTCCCAGAACGACTCCAGCACGTACAAGGTCCGCTCCAGGTGCTGGTTGTAGGCCGTCACAACGTAGGCCATACCATCAGACCACCCGGTGTCCATGCCGAGCACCAGCCGCGTGCTAGAGTCCTCCAGCAGCCCAGCAGGCACCTCTGGCACCGTGTTGCGCATGCTGTCAAACTTATAGACGCTGTTCTCCAGGTCAGGCACCCACAGCCCACGGTACTGGCGCAAGAACCAAGCGGCCTCCTGATAGCCAGGACCGTAGGACTCAAGGAACTCCGCGCACTTCTGTGCGTACTGAGCCTTCATGTGAGGATTATCCTCTGCGGTCCAGTGGAACACCTCCCACCCGGGCTCCCGTAGACTCACCTGGGGCTGAGTGATTTGATAGAAGTAGCCGGCCATCACGTCATTGGGCGCCCCGGCTATGATCAAGGTCCCGCCTCTGTCCATGAGGATAGGCTCCAGCGCGTCCTTGATGAAGCGCTCCAGATTGGTACGCCACAGAGCAGCCTCGTCAATGTAGACGTTGCCGACAAACTCACCCGCACCCTGCACCGTGTCCTGGAGGTCCTCCCGGTCACTGCCGAACAAGGCTATGCGGCTGGAGTTGGGCAGTATCGCCTCTAGCGTGGCGTTCTTCATGTCCAAGCGGAGGTCGTACTGCTTGCCGATACGCTGGAGCACTGCCCAGGCTATCCACCGGGCCGTCTTCTGGCTTTTGGCTATGTAGGGGTAGACAAGGCCAGGGTTGCGCTGCGCCTCGTCTAAGGCGTTGTGGAACATCAGCACGGACTTCCCGCCACGCCTGCCGGGGTGTATCGCCTTCTTCTTGGCCGGGTGGGTTAGGACTGCCTGCTGCTTGTCGAACAGGTCAGAGAATAGGACGTTGCGCCGCTCCATCTCCTCCAGGATGGCGAGCTCCTCCATCTCTGCGGCAGAGAGGACCACTACTACTTCTTGCGCCTCCGCCGTGGCTTAGCCTTGGGCACTGCAAATTGCCGCACCTGGCCACCGGTCGCCAGCGTCAGATTGGACGGCTCCTTGCCGCTATCGCCCCGCGCTTTGCCCTCCTCCTCTGTCATGCCCACGGAGTAGTGGGACAGGTCCCCGGTGGCGATAAATGCCACATCCTCCTCCTTGAAGGACAGATAGTTCTCCCCCTCGTGAAACACGTCTATGGCAGAGCGGACACACACCACATCTCCCACGGCCACCTCCAGCGGGCGCAGCGTCCCGTCGTCCTTCAGATAGCCCTGGCCTGTGGCTACAATCTTGGCCTTGGGCAGCGGGTCCTTGTGGTTCTCTGGCAGTTCAATGCCGCCTGCCGTCCTCTCCATTCTCATGGGGCGGGCAAGAATGCGGTCATACATTGGCTTCAGGGTAACTTCGTTCATTTCTACACCTCCACTTCAAACGGGTTGTATTCAGCCCGCCACTTGCGAGCCAGGTGAACCATGGCCCCGGTGTGCTGACTGTACTGGAAGCCATCACCAAGGCCGGCAGCGCACAGCAGCAGCCCGGCTATGCCCTTCTTGCGCCAGTTGCCCTTGACGTACACCATGTGGACCGTGGGGCCAGCGTACACGATGAATCCCGCGATAGCCTGCCGACACTCCACCGGCTGCGCTACGAGGGCAGAGGAGCGGCCCAGAGCCCTCCTGATGCGCCTCTCCATGCCCTGCATGAACCCACCCCTTGCTATGCGCGGCGCATCCTTGTGGCGGCACAGCCAGCGCTGTTGGTCCCACGCCACGCCCTTCCACGTCTTGAAGATAAAATCACCTTCCGACTTGAGGGCAGGGCGTATGGTCGGCTGATCCATTGCTAACCCCAGCACAGCGGGCGGGCGTCTAATCCCCTCAAGCCGGAGCACCCGGCCAAGGGGCACTGGGGCGGCGCACCTGCGAGGTGTTCAAGAACCAAAAGCCGCTCTATCTCGGCCTGTGCGCCTAGCATCTCTGGTGCCCGCCCGCTGCTTACAGCCCGAAGAAGGAGCGGACCTTTACCCGCCACTGCTTGCGGTGGGAGGGGCGGTACGCCCCGCACCGGCACACACCCTCGGGCATGCTCGGGTGCTGCTCGAAGTCATGCCGCTTAGGACTTGCCAGCCGGTGGGCGCTGTCTTGCAGGTTGGACAGCTTGCCATAGGCGTACATGTGGTCCTGTGGCATGCCGTGGTCTAGCAGGTAGATAGCCCGCTTCTCGTGTCGGTCAAACATCGTCACCTCCGTGCTTTGCTCTCAGTTCGTTCAACCTCTCGCTCAGGTCTCCGTCACTTGCCGCCCTGGCGCCTTCCGCCGTGGCTATCGCTCCAGCCTGCGCAGAGGCGTTAACCACCGTTGTGGGCTGTGCGGCGAAGTCAGCGCGGTGCCGCCTCTCCAGCACCCACCGGCTTAAGTCCGCGTTGGGCTTAATGGCTGGCTCCACCTCTTCTCCTGTCTCCTCGTCCACCTTGGCAGCCACGCCTAGCGCATGTTTCTCCACGTTTACGGCATGTTTGGCCTGGTGCTGTGCGAGTCCTAGCCTAACTGCTGCAAAAAACTCATCGTAAGGTGGCTCACCATTTCTACCCTTCACCATCCAGTTGTCGTAAGTTTGCCGTGTAATTTCAAGCATTGCGCAGGTGGCAATGATAGTCAGCCCGCTGGCCAATGTTTTTTTGGCCCTTGCTGGCATCTCTGGTCTAAAGAGGGTGGGCCTACCTTGTGGCCGCTTGACTGCTTCCGCATCAGCCACGGGGCGCACCTGTAGGGGCGTGGTGCTTCATGATCCGGCATCTCCCTTCCTTTGCGTAATCAGGCCGGTTTACGGTTCTAGTATCCACGGCTAGGCCTGCCCGGTCAAGTAGACCATGGCCAGGGTAGCGCGTAGCAGGACGGCTGGGGGCGCTGGTGCTGCCTCCTCTGCGAACGTATCCCAGTCCTTCGGGTCTATGTGAAAGGCGAGCTGTGCGCGGTCTGCTGCTGGCACATGGCCCCACCTTGTGAGTTGCTTAGGGGTGAGCGCCAGGCGGTAGTCTATTGCGCCGCTTGACATGGCATCTCGTATCAACTCCGCCTTGAACTTCTGCATGTGGTCTGCTGCCTTGGTGATGGCATCGTGCAGGGCCTTGCTGCACTTAACGCGCATTCTAATCATCGGCATCGGGGTCCTCCTCTTCCTCTACCAGCCCCTCCCCCTTGAGCATGCGCAGGAGATAGGCGCCGTCCATGTACCTGGTGTTAGGCGGGTAGCCGAGCACTCGCAGCAGCAGCTCCATCTGTTCATCTGACTTGCAGACCACGAGCCGAGAATACTGGTGTTCCTCCTGGTCCTCTCTTGCCCTGCGCCTGATGTTAGAGCCTAGCGAGTCAGCGAAGCCGCCAGCCTGCGCGGCCTCCTCAAGCTCTGTTGCCGCCTTGCGTACACCGTCCAGCTCTAGCGCCGGGTCCATGATAGACGGGCGCCCCAGGATGGCCTCTACGGTTTCATCATCAAACGCCGCCTCTATCTCCAGCGGGTCAAAGCCGGTGGCCTCCAGGTCTACCTCGTCATCTGCTAGCAGATCTGCCAGAGCCTCCAGCACAAAATCGCCTTGGAGCGCTGGATTGTTGGCTGCTATGTTTGCTGCCTTCTCATCTGCCTCTGACCAGGTGACGACACGGACAGGCCAGCGCTTGCCTTTGGCTGCTATCTCTCCCCAGGTCTCCCCGTCCTCTCCCGGTGCTTCACCGTTGGGGTAGGTGATATCAGCGCCGCCTGGTATCTGGCTTGTCCGCTGGTGGCCACCTATCAGGGTGCCGGTGGTCAGGTTGTAGATAATGCCTGACAGGTCGCCAAACCTGCGCATTGACTCTGCTAGCCGCTGAGCGCTGGAGCGAGTGATGGCCCTCGGGTTGTAGTCGGCTGGGGCCAGGTCGCCGGCCTTGCGGGGCAGCGTCACGGTGATCCCTCCACTAGCGCGTACCTGTTGCGCATGGTCATCTTCTTCCCGTAGGGCGTCTTTACCATCCCGTACTGTTGCCACCTCTTCAACGTCCCCGCCTTGAACATTCTATTGAGCGCCGCGCTAATAGTGCCACCATCTGCCTTGAGCGCTGCGCGTATCTCCTCTGGCCTCTGAGGTGCGTTGCAGGTCAAGTGCCGCGTGATTGCGGCCTCCATCGATACCGCTGCACTATGCCTTGCCATCGTCACCTCCTTCTTGAACTTCCAGCGCCGGGAACCATTCCAGCACCCTCTGATAGTCCTCTGGATAGTTATCCCGACACCACCGTATGCACTCCTTGTGCAGGGTGAATCCACGGGAGCGCCTGCGCGGCCCTCTGCCGTAGGTCAGGCTGTGCGGCAGCGGTATGCCCTTGGCCCGCACGTAGTCCTCCACCTCGTGCGCCCTCCAGTCGTACAGGGGAGCAAGGCGCATGCACCGCCAGTCAATCACACCCCGGTGGCGCAGGTAGAAGCGCCGGCCCAAGCTGTCATCCATCCTGTGGCCCCACGCGGTCCAGGTGTAGCCGGTCCTGTGACGCACCAAGTTCTCTATCTGCTTCTGGCCCACCTGCCGCACGTCCAGCGCCCTAAAGCGCCAGTGACCACCGCCCAGGTAGTAAGACAGCATCCAGTGGGGTACGCGGTGGACCCTCACCCCGGTGCGCTTCTCCGCCTGCCGCAGCTCCCTTTCCTCAAACGACAGGTCAGGCACTACGTACATGAACACCGCCTCGACCTTGTCAAACACCTGTAGGCAGAGGTCCAGCACGGACAGCGAGTCCTTGCCGCCTGAAAAGAAGACCAGAGCTGTGGAGTTGTGCTTGGCCGCGACTTGCAGCCGGTGGAGCGCCTTTCTTACCCTGCGCCGATCTTTGCCAGTCGAGACGCCACGATTCTGCGCCGGCTTGCGTTGGACCGACCCAGAGCCCTGGCCCCGCGTGCGTTGGCCGCGAATACCTTCATGCCGGTGAACTGCCCCCGCGCCGCCTTCAGCGCCAACGCCCTGGCCTCCCTCTTGGTGGGGCGCCGGCCCTTGAACTCCACCACCACATCGTTGGCGAACTTGAGTTTCCTCGCTCGCTTGGCGCTGATTCCCCTGCCCGCCTGTTCCAGGGCTGCGCTTCCCTTCACTACGCTTCGAAACGGGTCTTTCTTCGGGGGCATGGGTATCTCCAGGCTTCATTGTGTCAGCAGGTGGGGCCATGGTCAACGCCCTACATCCTCACCGGGGGGCCGAACTGCCTCTCCAGCCTCTCCAGGTACGCTAGAAAGTCCGACTTCCGCTGCTTCTTGCCGGGGTGTGCCACCTTGACCACTGCGCCCTTGTAATCGAGATACGAGTAAGCAGCCGGCACCTCGATATGCCTGAGACCCTGGAACCCGGTAGTGGGCCATGCACCTGGCCGCACCACGGCAACGGACCCTAGTTGCCACACCAGGTCAGCAGGTGTTACAGGGCAGCACGCCGCCTCAGAGTCCTCTGGTGTAGCCTGACGAACGCCTATCAGCGCCGCCACGGCCACCACCTCCCCGCACCTGCGGTCCTTGTCTGCCTTGGTCCGCGCCTTGCCAGAGATGATGGCGAGCGGGCCACGGTAGCCGGTGCCCCAGCCGCGTACCTCTAACGTCTTCTCACCTGATGCGACCTTCTCGGCCCATTGGGGGTGTAGCGTTAGCGCCTTCATTTTAGCGCCAAGCTGAAGCGCGTGCCCATGGCGGCGCCGGCAACTTCTTGCCCTGCTTTCAGCGCCTTGGTGATGGCCTTCTTATCAGGGCGGGCGTCCGGGGGTGGTGGCTGGACCATGTATGACTCAGGCACCTCTCCCGTGATCTCCACATAGGTGGACTTGCGCCGGCTGATGGTAGTAGATCCGGCCTCGTACTTTCCATAACATTCCACGCATTCCAGCAGAATGCCCTTGAGATAGCCCACCCGCTTGCCAAATGCAGCCGCACGGGCATTTAGTCGGGCGCCCTCCTCTTTAATGCCCTTGATCGTGGCCTCGTAGTCGCGGATCACATGGACGTATCGGGCTGATTTCTCCCGAAGATCTGCCTCTGCAACCTCGGTCAGAGCCTGGATCTCAGGTGTTACCTCGCCCTCTGTCTCCTCAAGCCACGTCCACAATGCGTCAAAATCACGATGAATATCATACATAGTAGGCACTTCGTCACCTCCGGTTAATCCTGGTTAGCGTCCTCTTCCAAATTCAAGAGCTTCTTTTTCATGGCCGCGCATTGCTTAGCGGTGGAGCCCTTGCGCAACAGAGCGTCTGCCTTGGTGGTGTCCTTGGCTGACAGCAGGTCCAAGCGCAGCAGCATGCGCACCTCTTCCGCCTGTTCCGCCGTGGCCATCTCCGGACCCGCTGGCTTTGGCTTGGCTGCCGGCTTGGTGGCCGCTGGCTTGCTAGTGGAGCCAGACGGCAGAGCCCAGGACGGGAGGGCTGGCGGGTCCCATTTGAACCATTCACCCTGCCGGTCGTCCTTGGACTTCTTGATGGACACCTTATTCGCGCCGTTGGGGCTGAAGTTGGCCCAGCCTGCCTCTAACTTGTACAGGTAGCGCCCTATGCCCCACTTAACGCCGGCACGCTTCAGCGCTGCGCTGTAGCCGCCCTTTACCGCCTCCACCTGAGTGTTGTCTGCGCCGTCGTACTTCCACACCCACTCATCATCTCCTACCCTGATGCCGATGCCGCACATCACGCCGCCCTGCGGCCCCTCCAGGTAGGTGTCCGTCCAGTTCTCCGGACCACACACCTCGTCAAGCCTATCCATGATAGCCCTGCTGGTCACGTAGGCCAGGACCATGGCCCACGGTTTGGCGCCCCGCATGCCTGAGCGCTGGACACGCCACTCAATATCATCACCGGGGAAGGGGTCCGCAAGGAGGCTGAAGTCTATCTTATGAGCCATCCCGCACCTCCATGTCCGCTATTTTGGCAAAGGTCAGCAGGTGGCCGGACAGCGCCTTGATCATAAAGTCCTTGCCGCCGTCCGGCAGCAGGCGGGCCTCTGACGCCAAGCGCTTCAGGTCTGCCTTGGCCTTCTCCTCCCATTTGCCGGTCATCGTCTCATGGCCTCCGCTGCTACCTGGCGCACCACCTCGTCAGCGGCAATCTTTACGGCTGCCGTCATGGCACCAGCCAGCGCCGAGTGATAATCCATGCCCGGGTGTTCCTGGGACAGATCAAGCGCCGTCCTCTCTGCGCTGGCCACCGCCCTGGCCACGATGCCACTAACATCAAACTGGCTCATCCAGTCGCGGCAGGGAGGTTCCCCGCGCCCGACCTGTTCCGCCTGGTTCGTGTATCCCATCTGGCCCGCTTCGCTGCCGTTCATCTCGTCACCTCCAGTCAATACATTAGGGGCTAAGGGGTAGTGTGTCAATACCCTATAGACACTTATTGGACATTGGCCAAAACTCCCAGCCCCGGGAGGAGCCGGGAGCCGGACTGGTTAGCCCTGCTTTGGTGGGTAAAACTTGTCCATGGTCTCCATGAGCTGCATCTCGAATAACCTGCGGGCTGTTTTCCGCGCCTCTGCCTTGGTGGCGCAGGGGTAGCCGTCCACGTTGACCACGCGGGGGTTGGGGGTGGCCTCCATTGGGATGTGAATCTTGATCGCTTCCTCTTCTGGCTTCTCTTCTTTCATCGTCGCCTCCTGTGGGTGCTACGGTTTGAGCCCTACGGCTAGCAGGGCTTCCTCTACGCTCTTAACGGTGGCCAGGGGTCCTCCGGTCCATGCAGCTGCCCAGGACGCCTCCAGCGGTGTCAGCTTGCGTGCGCTGGGTGGCTTGGCCCCGTCCTTTATCTCAAGCAGGTAGGTCACTCCAGCGCGGCCCACCATAATGTCTGGTACCCCCTTGCCTACTGCTGCCAGGCTTTGGACCGTGCAGCCAGCCTTGCGCAGAGCGGCTACCACCTCCGGTTGATTGGCGTCTACCTTGGAGCGGCGCCTCATGGCTGCACCTCAATCCATTCGCTAACGTCCGTGGCCCACATCGGAGCCCAGTGGCGGATCCTATCGCGAGCCAGCGCCAGATATTCCGGCTCCTGCTCAATGCCGATAAAGCTGAACTCTTCCATCAGGGCGGCGCACCCGG